ACCTGAGTGGTATCAGAATGCTCTTATGATAGCTATTTCTGCATCTTTCGGTATCAAGGGCTTCTCTAAGTTTCTAGGTAAGTAGTTTATTGATACTGTCGTAGTAGTCCTTGGTTAGAGCATTAGCCCTTTGCATAAAAGCACTTATTACGTGTGTGTTTTCATAGCTAGGTAGCTTCTGGTTCATTGTTTTTAAGAAGTCCTCTACAGGAACAAAGTGGTGTTCTACCTCTATGTTTCCTTGTGTGTTTAGTATCACTGTTACTTCTGATAGTACGGTTTTAGCTTCTCTCATAAGTCCACTATTTCACAGACACCGGCACTACAGGCCAACTCTTGAGAAGCTTTAGTATTATCCTCAAACTCAAATTGATTTAGTTTATTCCAATCTATGTCTTTAGGAGTAATGTCGTACAGTTCTTTGTACTCTACTTCAGTGCATTCTTGATAGGGAGCTTGACGGTATGTGTGATCAGAGTACGGTAAAAAACTAATACCGCTAAGACGATCAAAGTTTTTATAGCACCATGCTCCTACTTCTAACCATTCATCTTCATGTACACTAATGGTAATAGAAGGTTTGTGTTCACACCAGTGTTCACTGTAAGTCATCCACAACTCTAGATGCTCTATTGCTGTTAAGTCTTTACGAAACACTGCTTTACTCGCGCACTTAATTGGAAAAGAAAATACAGTAATATTAGTAGGAGACATTACGTCAGGTTCGTTACTAACTCCTGACTCTTTAAGAAATTTAGTTAGAGGGTCTTTATTATCTCCTCGTACAGTACGAATATAGTACGGAGAGTGACGAGGATGTATACCACTAGCGGAGTCTGTTAACTGGCTTACAGTTCCAGAAGGCTTCACACACGTAATTGCAGCAGAACGTGGTATTCCTAACCTATCAGCCCATTCTCCATTCACTCTTACAGCATGATCCCTTAGTCTTTCTAAGAGGCTCTTTAGCTTGTCTCCGTTTTTATTAAGTAACGGACAATCCATAATGCCTGTTAGAGATACACCTAGTAGACGCTCTCTCTCTGTTGTGTTCTGCCAACGCTTACGAATGTAATGAAAGTCAGTTAACGTAGATTGAAAAGTACCTAGTATAGTAGCGTACTCTACTTTACGCATTAAGCTTTCTTCTGTGTCATCATAGCGACACACTGCTTCTGTTAGATTACAGAATTGATTAGGTAACAGAATGATCTCACTACACGGATTAGTGCCGTACTCTGCTTCATTAGAACGTCTATTAAAACGACTAGCTTGGCGTTGTGCCGCACTTCTGTTGAACATACCTCGTTCACCTGACTTACTCATGATCAGAGCAGTCCACTCTTGCATAAAGCTTTCTACGCTAGGACGATGAGTATAGGATACAGAGTTGTTAGCCAATGCTCTCTGAGGCTCTGTTAGATACCACTCTCCTGCTTTAGCGTGACGCATACGATCATCGTACAGATCACTTAGTGACAACAAAGCAGAACGTCTTACACCGCCAGAGACTACAACGTCACCTATCTTACAGACGATATCGTGACATTCAATAGAAGAGAGCTTACGACCTCTAGCGTCTATAAAGATACTTATTACAAACTTAAATAAGTCTTCTAGTGGTTCAGGGCCAGAAGCTCTACCACCAAAGATTTTAAGTCTTGCTCCTGCAGGACGTATGTTGCTGTAGTCTATTCTAGGTATACGACTAGTATATAACATACTGATAAGATCACGTAGACTTCTAGCCCAACCTGTCTTACTATCTGCTACCGAGATAAGATCATTGGTGTATTGAAATGACTCATTAGGAATATCAGGAAGATTGTTAACAGCGTTACGTTCTACAGAGAAGCCTACGCCTGTACCGTTCATCAGAATATATAGTATTTCATCAAAGCATCGTGGATTGTCTATAGGAAGATAAGAGCAGTTATAACCTGATATGTTCTCTCTAGCTAAAGCAGGGCCAGAGGTCATCAAAGCTCTCATAGATGGCATTACTTCTTGTTTCTCTATCATACTTCGTATCTCAGAGAAGGACTCTTCAAAGTTATTCCAAGCACCTTTAGTCTTACTTTCTAGACCATTTACGTGATTAGACATAAAGGTAAGATAACGATCTATTGTCTCAGACCAGTTCTCTCGTCTTGCTTCTGTGTCATCCCAACGTGCGTAACGACTCTTGTAGATAAAGGATTGATAACCATCAAAGGGTACGCTCATGCAGCACCTACTGTAACATTAAAGTTAGTAGTAGTATTAGTTAATGTTTTTTCTAAATCAGCGTACATATCCATTTGATCAGTAACTACTACCTTTTCTCCATTATCATCATCGTCTTCTTGTATATGTATCAACTTAGCTAGATACCACTTAGCTTTGTGTAAATCTGTTAGTTTGTTACCCTTATAGTTACAACGCCATAAGTATTTAATGATGTTACCTTTTAGATAGTTTTCAAAACCACTAAGAGGCATAGAAGCTTGAATAGCGTCTATACATTCAATACCATATTCATTTAAGTTGTAGTGTGCAGGATGATTAACATCCTTATCAAAATTATTGTTATTCAAAAGTTATGCTCCTTTATCTGGTTCTTCTTCTTTTATACCAAATTTCATCTTAGAGGTCAATGGTAAATCTATAGTTTCTGTGTCTACGCTTTTCTTGTAATCTGCAAAATAAACAATAGGGGCTTCTTTTTTCTTATTTATTTCATCTTTAATTTTCTTGGTTAGAAACGTATACCCTTCTGAGACAATCTTTTCTGTGTCTTTCTCTAGAAGAGATAGTAGACCATACGCTACGCAAGTACTAATAGAAGGCTCTAACACACCGCCTGTAGCCATAGCCTCAGTCTCTCTAGTAAAGTCAAAGATAGATACATTAAAGTTACCGTGGCACTCTCCATCATTCTCTAACACTTCTTCTAGCATGATAGCTACACTAGTTGTACCCTCTTCATTACTTTCTTCAGAGGCTTTATCTAGTATCTTCTCTAGAGCTTGTACACTGTCTAGAACTTTACTTTCTATTTTACTATCGTCTTCTTCATCCATTCTTCAGGCATCCTTTTCTCTGCGTACATAAAATCATATTTGTCGCACCAAGCACCATAAGTAGTCTTAGAGTGTTTATGTAGTTTGTTACGTGCGTTAAGAAATATAAAACGTATATCAATATCAGGATGTTGTTGTTTAATAAGTTTATGTTTAGTTCTATCTAGAGAGGTAAGATACCCTTTAGTTTCTATGTAGAAGCCATACTCCATCAGATAGAAGTCAGGAGTATAGTTTCTAGGTTTAGGAACATAGAGTATCTTAGTAGGCTCATAGGTAGCCTTAATACCTCTTTCTCTTAAATCTCTAGAGAAGTCTGCTTCAAATCTAGATCGGTATCTTGCAACCATACATTATAACTCCTCTACTTTATTATATAACAACTCAGCTTCTGTGATACGTCCTGTATCGTAGTCATAGTACAACTTAGTACACTGTCCTGTCAACCCACTAAATCTATTTTTTATTACTCTGGCATAGGTTGTGTGTCTCTCTATGATGCAATCCGCTTGTCCGTTACGCTCTAGAGCTATAACTATGTCACTTAACTGACCTATACTGTGTGATCCTCGTATGTCATTTAGACCAACGTCAGCAGTATTTGTCTCATGTGAACCACTAGAAGGTCTACGTAGATGAGATACCATAAAGAGACAGATACCTAACTCCTGTACAAGTGTACGTAGTTTAGTCACGCAAGAGTCAATGGTCTTTCTCTCGTCCATAGAGTTCTCTTGTGAACTCACTAGTATACTGATATGATCTAATACAATGTATCTACATCCTAATGCTCTAACAAGATAACGTATTCTAGAGATGATGTTCTCTATTGTATTAGAGCCAAAGTGATCAAAGAAGAAGAAACGATTAGAGCCTAGTACTTCTTTAAAGGCTTTCTCGTACTCCTCATCCTCATAAACCACATCAGGAAGATGCAAAGGCTTATTGAGATGTAGACCCATCAAGCTCTCAGCAGTGGTACGAACACTTTCTTCCATGAACATAAGCCCTATGTTCTCGTCAGTCTTGCCGTAGATGTGATAGATAATCTCACGTAGAAAACTAGATTTACCTATACCTGTACCAGCGCAGATAGTTACTAACTCACCCTTACGAACTCCATAGGTCATGTTGTTTAGTCCAGCAAACGGATAATCTACAACAGACTTCTCTGGCCCTTTAATGAGAGTTTCCCATAGGTCTGTGCCAGCTACTATACCGTCAGGTGTAAAACTATCGGAGTTCCACCAATCAGAAGAGAACTCAGTCTGCTTAGACTCCATGAGATACTCAGAAGCATCCTTGTAGCGCATGTTCATGATCTTAGCTTTAGGTGATAATACTTCAGCTACCTTACGAGCATTCTCTATACCGACTTTATCGTTATCAAAGCATATGATAATATTCTCAAAGCTCATGAGATACTCGTAGTTGTCTTCAACGTCCTTACAGGCTCCTGCCGCACCTGTCTTAATACTTACGCAGGGCCATTTACTGTCAAACATCTCATGCGCTGATAGAGCATCTAATTCGCCCTCACACAGAGTGATGTACTTACCACCCTTCTTAAAGAGTTGCTGACCGAATAGACCTGACTGTCGTATGTCTCCCTCAACAGAGAAAGACTTGTTAGCTCCTCGTACTTTGTTGGCTACGTGTTCGTTCCAAGAGTTAAAGTACGGATAGTAGTGCTTATCGTTTAAAACAGTAACACTGTACTTGTGTGCAGTAGACTTGCTTATTTGCCTACGCTTTAGTTCTTGTGTTTGTCCTACAGTAAGAGTACTGTTTTTAGTGGTTACTTTGATAGCTTCTTCTAGCTCCATGACTTCACCGTCCTTACGTACTTTTCTACAAGAGAAACAGAAAGACCCGTCCTCGTATATGGTTAGAGCGTCACTACTCCCACAATCAGTGCAAGGAGCGTGTGCTTGTACTATCTTACTCATGTTACATCTTCTTCTATGAGCCTATATTCGTATATTTTATTTTTATTATACCTTCCGATAACTTTATGACTACCATACTTCTTTTTACGTAGATCTCTACAGAGTGCTGATATAGACCCTTGTTTATCATAACCAGAGAGTGTACATAACTCTTCAACAGTAATCCAATCTCTATCTCTAAGAATACTAAGTATCTGTCTCATTCTATTTGCAAGGTGTGGAGTAATAGTAAATTTTGTAACTACGTTATCTTCAATATCTAGTTTAAGCTGTTCCATCTCATCTCTCCATTTATATCTATAACACTTCTGCTACGTTAGGTTCTTTCATTACTTTAGTGAAGTGTTTCCATCCACTAGAGTATTTAAATGTTCGTAATCCTACACCGTCGTTAGCATCTGCCCAACATCTATGTTTGTAATCACAGAAGGAGCAACCTTTATCTAATATTCTGTTACCACTAGCACCTTCAGGCTTATCGTCATAACATTTATCTGGTATATTCTTAGAAGCAACTATCTTCTTTATACTACGTACTCTCTCAGGAGCGTTAATAGTCATTAACTCATCCATCTGTAGCAGACAAAGATCACCGCTGTTCTTATTAATGGCAAAGAAAGCACCTTCTTCTAGCTCCATACCTTCCATGTAAGAGCTTATCTGTGCAATGTAACCAAAAGGATCATCGTTTACTAGATTGCCGTCCTTAAACTTCTTAAAGCCATAGTCGGATGCAGACTTAACGTCTACTAGTACACCGTCAATAACAGCATCTATATGTCCTTTGATACCTTCTACTACAACTTCAGCTTGTTTTTGCTCTACTTTATGTCCTGCCTCTGTAGCAAGATACAGAAGAAGAGCTTCTAGTATATGTCCATAGAAGAAGCGCATACGTAACTGTGGTGTTTCTTTACGTGGTATAGGATCATTGATCTCGTACCAGAGTTTACGATCAGTTCGCCCTACAGCAGAAAGACGTAAACGCTTACGTTCTCCCTCATAGGGTTGTAGAAAACGTTCTACCTCTTCTTGCATTACGCTAAGAAACTCTTTTAGATTATCTTGATCTAACTCTTCTTTACCGTGTTGTAATAGATGATGTATATCCTCTATCAACGTGTTTATCTTTTTCTTCTTACGTGGTAGCGGCATAAGTTCTCCTTAAAATAAGTGGGGAACTTCTAATGAAGGCATCCCCTAACCTACTAGCGTCTTAGTTTATACAGGTTACTAGCTTAACCGTGACGTACACTCCTGTTTTGAATTATGTGAAAGGAAACGGAATTGAACCGTTTGTTAAATACTGTGACGTACTTTACTAAAAGGTCACACTTTTAGTATTCACCTGCCATGCCTTTCATAGTATCTAGCAACCCCGACCCTCGTTACTAAATGTTTCATCTCTTATTACAAGATGACCCCTACTATTGTACCTAGCCTATAAGCCTACAAATCTTCTTCTGTAGAGTTAATGTCTAAGTCATCTAGAACAAAACCATCTTCTGCGTCTAGATCAACGCTACTCATACCAGCGTCTTTGAAGTCTAATACCATTACAGCATTAAGTGAAACGCTTACACCAGACTTCTTTTGAAAGACCCACTCAAACGGTGTAACAGAACATTTAACAGTACTTCCGTTACCGATCATAATAGTATTAGGCCACTCTTTTTTAGCGGCATCCATGATCTTAGGTGGACGTACAGTCTTAGCAGTTACGTAGCTGCCTTTACCTGCTTTGTCACCAGAACCGTTCTTTACAGTTACGCCACTATCCTCTAGTGCTTTAATATCTTTCTTGTCTAACTGACAGATATCAATCTGGTACTTATTAGATAGTTGATTTGGACTATGCACACAAGCCCATTCTGCTACGCCCTTAACAATCATATTTGGTTGATTAGCCATATCACTTTTTTCCTTCTTTGTTTGTGTTTTAATGTGTTTCAGCCCAATTAGTGCCAACCTTACTGTCAGCATTCAAGGGCAACCGAACCTTGAGTATATGCCCTGCTTCAAGCATTGTCAAGTCTGCTCCTTCTTTTATTTTGTCAACATCATTTTGATGAACTTCAAACTGCATTTCATCATGAATTGTGTTGACCAAGTAGGCACGTAGCTTCTCTTTATGAATAAAATTCTCCATACAAATAGACCACTGCTTACAAGATATCGCTCCTGCACC